TCAAATCCACCATAAGCCGCGAATGTGAACTTACGGAAAGTTATATTTTCTAACTTATCTTTATTTAAACCTTCTAAATCATATGGGGTTGTTTTATATGTTATACCCGTAATTGACGCGGCGTTAACAGATAAGTGGAATGCATATGTTGTTGTATCTTCTGAACTTAAACCTTTATATTTTAAAAGATCGTTATCATACTTGAACCCTTCTTGAGTTGAAAAACCTAAAGATACTTTTCTTGGTTTATCTCCATTTGTTGTGATTGGAGATCCGTCGGATTCATAACCAACGATATCACCCGCATCGAAGTATTCTGTTTTATACATTAAACTACCCAATATTGAATTTGTTCCGAAACTTGTGTTACTTGAAAAACCTTTGAAACCTGCGGGAATTGCATCTGCCGGTGCGTTTTCTTTCATCTCCAACATAATGAATTTTGATTTTAATTCATATTCACCATCACTCGTACCTAATTTTTTAGCAATATATCCCGGAACTTCAGGGTCCATAGAACATCTTGAATATTTTTCAAGAGCCACTACATTTTCATCGGTATCATTAAAATCACGAACAAGTAAATCAAATTCTTTTGTATCTAAATTAATGTTAGCAATTGTAATTTTTACTTGTTGATTAGACGCTTCACCATCAGATATTGTGATAACATCAAAAAGATCTGCAACTTTACCACCACGAACTTCAGATACTACTGTTGGTGACAATGCAGTACTCCATCTTTCCGCGAAATCGAGTTGGTCTAAATTATAAACATTACTAGTACTTAAACCTCTAATTAAACCTTGTTTATATAAATTTTTAACTAAATTAGGATAAGACTCGTGAAGATATAAAGGGAATTCAACATAAGATTTATCAAATACAGAATTACCAATTACTTTACCAATATATTTTGAAGATGTTAAATCCATACTACATTGATATGATTTAAGACCACCGGTTAATCCATTAACACTTAATTTGAATTCACTTAAAGGATCAGAATCTAATGTAGAAGATGTGATATTAACATTTGAAGAATTTGTCACTTCTAATGTTAAAGATTGACCAACATATCTACCTCTAGATCTTAATGCCGCAACAATAACATTCGAATAATCCGTATTTAAAGAAGCAGGATACTTGAATCTAGTTACGGTAAATGTATTTCCTGTATCGGGATAAACAAATAAATAAGAATAAACACCATCAATTGTTGTATCTACACCTGGAGTTGATTCAGTATAATAAACATTATACCAATTTTTACCATTGTTTGTACCTATTGGTGATGATATTGTTGTACCAGTTAAACCAGATACTGATGAATTAGGAACAGGTCCAACTGTAAACCAGTTACCACCATTAAATGTTGTTCCACTTATATACTCAGGTATTGTAGTACCATCTGTTGTTAACTTATCTGATAGTTCAGTATAAAACGCACTTAATGTAACTGCTGTTGTTGACATTCCACCATTTGTGGTTGTAGGAGTTGCGGTTGTATCTACAGTAACACCACCTAATGTTCTAATACCAAAAGTGTTAAAAGGTCTGTAACCTGTTAAACCTAAAACTCTTGTTACAAATAATTGATTAGATTCTTCTAAATATGATTTTGCAACATATCCTAATTCATATTTTGGATTACCATTACCATCTTTTTCAGGTGATGTTGTTCCGAAATATGTTCTAAACTCATCAAAACTTGTAATTAATACTGGTTCGAAAGCAGGTCCTTTTAATGTCTCCCCAACCAAACCCAATGTAGTTACACCAACACTTTGTGCAACAAATGTTAAATCTAATTCAGATGTGTACACACCTGGTGACACGAATACTCTGTTTGAAGTTGCCATTGATTTTTCTTTTGATTAAAATATTTTTATTACTTTTATTTATAAATATCTTTATTTTTACCAAAGATTTTTTTATCTTCAACATAAAAGATAGTATTCTATCCTTTATTATCTTTATTTATCTTTAGATATGGAAAAGAAAATAAAAAACATAAAAATTAGTGATATTCACCACGAAATGTTAAAAAAACACTGTGATAAAAATGGTTTAAAAATTCATAAGGTCGTGGAAAAAATGATAGAAGAATTATGTAAACCAAAGAAAAAAGATTTATATGGTGAAACTTAATATGTGTAAGTTATACCAATTTTAGACCCAACAATAGGTGTAAAACTTAGTTCTACTGTATTTGTACCGGTAACACTAAAACTTATATCATCACTTTCAATAAGTCCATTTATTGTAAATGTAACAATATCGTTAATTGGGTTAGATGTTGTAAAAATTAATGACGATCCGTCATATGTGAAATTTTCAGTGGTAACTTGTAAAACAAAACCTTGATTGTTAACTAAAATTGCGTTAGATGTTCCTTTATAGTATGTTATTGTTATTACACTACCTGGTGGAGGCGGTGTAACAAAGGTTACTTTAGATGTTCCCGCAATATGGTAATAATCAACACCTAATTGTTGAATCAGACCGTTTATTGCAACATTAAATAATATATCCATAGGTTCACCAACACCAAATATAGTCTGAATACCATTACCATATAATGTTGTGATTATTATGTCTATATTTTTTGGTACCACTTTTTTACTCATTTTTTTCGTATCAACAAATTCGGTTAATAAAATTGTTCTGTTAACCGCTGGCTTAACTTCAAATTCTTCAGCATCAATTAAAAATCCAAGTAAAATAAATTGATAGTTTTGAACATAAAATCTCCTACCATCAATTGTATCCATAGGTGTATTGTCTTCAATTCTTTCAAGAATTAATGGTACGTAATGTCCCTTTATTGTTGTGTAATCTTGTCTTGAACTAAAATTTTGCATAACCATCTTATTAAATCTGTTCAAGTCTCTGAATTTATTACAAACAATTGTAACGTCATAACTAATATCTACAGGTATTGGTTGTGGTATTTTATATACATCAGCACCTAACATACCATTAGCATCTTGTTTTTTAACTGTAGAATAATGAAATCTATGTCTATCGGGAATAGTCCTTAATACGGATGGATTTGTACCTGGCTGAACATCTGGTTTCCTAACTACAGAAATAAAAGGTAAATTTATGTTTCCCTCCTCATCACTATATTCCCACGTATTTTGTAATTCCGCCCATCTTTGTATTGTTAAAATTCTTGGGATCATGGGTATTTTTTTACCATCAGAAACAACAACAAAATTCTTTTCAACATAATCTAACATACCTCTATCCAAATCATCATGTAAAATAGAATCGGGTAAGTATGGATCTGATTTAGTAATAAAATCTAACAACTCCTGTCTTCTCGGTAATAATTCTTTACCGAGATAAACTTGAATATTATTTTTCTTTTTAGGTATACCCATTTTAAACTCCTCTAAATTGACCTTCTTGTACAAATGCACAAGTTATTGTTCTATAATGTGGTTTATAACCGAACATTTTATGTTTACCATCAGATGTCACTCTACCGTCATTTGTCACTTGATAGTATCTCATTTTAGTTTCAGATTCGGGATACCCCACATAATCACCATATTTTATATCTATTTTTAATTCGTCTAAATGTTTGATGTATACAGAAATTGTCATATTCCCGTGTTCACTATAACGAATCAAACCCCCTTTATATGAATTATTTTTTGGTTCTTCTATTTTTACCAAAGCATTTATTTCAACAGGAGGAAAAAATTTTATTTCGTCCATACCAACCTCACCATAAACATTGTCATTATCTGTTTTTTGTCTATCAACACGATATACAACTACTTTCATGTTCACATCACCATGTAAGTATTCCTGACCCAATTCTAAATTGAAATCAAAATCTTCTTGAGAGAAAAACTTGGATAGTCTTGTTATAGGTAATTTATTGTCCATACCTAATAAATAGTTTAAAAATACATTCTATTTACTTATATTAGTTAATATGCAGAAAAATATACCAGAAGTAGAAGCCAGAGAAATATTATCTGTTTATGATGGGTTTAATAACCAACTTTTAGAGTGGAAAGATAAATTTGTAAATGTTAAAAATTTCAAATTAACTAGACCACAATCTGATTATGTATTAAAATATCATACGGTTAAACCTAAAGTTGCTAGAAAATATCTGAATTTAGTACCAAGTTTTGGTGAAAAAATCAGAGAAGATAAATTATTACCAAAAGTACCTGAAAAGATTTGGTGTGAAAAATTATTGTGTGAGACAGATAAAGCATATCACATTTGGGGTAAGATTTTAGACACTGAACAAAACCACGCAATGTGGTTACCAAAAGGGGCAATACTACAAGAAGAGAAAAAATTAGATAGAATCATTGATTACTCAAAATATGAAAAAAGACCACCATTAGAACATCAAAAAGTGGCGATCGAAAAATTATTGGCCAACAATAAATTTATTCTTGCGGATGATATGGGATTAGGTAAAACAACATCTGCTGTCATCGCTTCTTTGGAGTCTGAAGCAAAAAAGATTTTAATTGTTTGTCCGGCTTCACTTAAAATAAATTGGGAGAGAGAAATAAGAAATTATAGTGATAGAAAAATATTAATTGTTGAGGGTAGGAAGTGGGGTTCTACTTTTGATTATTATATTATAAATTACGATATAATCAAAAACTATCACACAACGGATAATAGTGAAGATAGTGAAGATTATAAATTATTGGTTAACGCAGGATTTGACCTTGCAATCGTCGATGAAGCACACTATATTTCAAACAATACAGCACAAAGAACAAGATTGTTAAATGACGTTTTAAGTAAGATACCTAAAGTATGGTTATTAACAGGCACACCAATGACATCAAGACCAATTAACTATTATAATCTTTTAAAGATTGTGGAATCCCCATTAACTTTAAATTGGCAACATTATGTTTACAGATATTGTAAGGGGTATCAATTCAGGGTTGGTAATAGAAAAGTGTGGAATACAAGTGGCGCTAGTAATTTAGACGAATTACGTGAAAGAACTAAGAATATTGTTTTAAGAAGAATGAAAACCGATATTCTTGATCTACCTGAAAAGATAATAACACCCGTTTTCTTGGATTTAAAAAGTACTTTTTATAATGAAGAGTTAGAAGAATTCATGAGAATATCTAAAGAAAATAAAAAAGAAGAAAGTCTGAGTGTCACGATTAATCGTCTAATGAAAGTTAGACAAATTATCGCACAAGAAAAAGTACCATACACTTGTGAGTTAATTGACAAATTTATTGAACAAGATAAGAAAGTAATTGTCTTTACTAATTTCACAAGTACATTAGAACTGTTACAAGAAAAATACAAGAAAAATTCTGTAATATTAGACGGTCGTATGTCTAAACAAAAAAGACAGGAAAGTGTGGATAGATTTCAAAATGAAAGTAAAATAAAAGTTTTTATTTCTAACATTGTTGCCGGTGGTGTTGGGATCACATTAACTGCGGCTGAAGGGGTTATTATGAATGATCTTTCTTTTGTTCCCGCTCACCATTCACAGGCGGAAGATAGGGCGTACAGATACGGACAAAAAAATAGTGTTCTCGTATATTATCCAATATTTGAAAACACTATTGAAATGATAATATATAATATCTTAAATAAAAAGAAGGGTATTATTGATCAGGTAATGGGTGACGGTGAATATTCTGAAAACTTCAGTACTGAATTATTGAATAATATTCTTTAATTCTTCAATTTTTTCATCTAACAATTTTACAAAGTTTTTATCTTCATTATTTGAAAAATTTACAATAATTTCTTTTTTAGGTTCTAAAGTGTGATTTATAAAATTATTCTCACCTTCTCTTTGTAAAATAAAATCAAAATTATTTATTACACATATCCTAAATAGTTCGTCTATTTTTTTATCTATCATATATTTTTTCTTTATATAATAATTTTTTAGGAAAATAAACACCATTGTTTTTTATTTCAATTTTTGATTTATTATTTTCAAAAATAACAATTCTTTTACCGATACATACGAAAACGTAATAGTTACATTTTGATGTCTGACTTACACTAACATCAAGAAAATAATAATCGTCATGTTCCTCAATATTACATATACTTTTTATTTGATGTGTTGTTTTTTTTGATTGATGATTTAACCACAGATCAATACCTTCTTTTCTATCATTATAATCACCTCTACCTTTTGTTGAAACATAATTTACGATATCGTCAAAAAAATCATTAATGTTTTCTTCATAAAATTTTTGTGCTTTATCACCAATACCCATCGTTTTATTAAATAATTCAATCAATTCATGGTACATAGGAGAACCTATAAGAAAAATATCGTTTTTCTTATATTTAACAATTTTTAAAAATTTTTTTATTTTTTCTATAGTTTCACTTTCAGTGTCGTTAATATTAAAAATTATTTGATTTTTATATGAAAAAATCTCATTATCAATTATAATTTCTTCAATACCTTTTACCCTATAAAGATTAACTAAAAATTTATTACACCTATTAGCAATTATTGTATGACAACTGTAATTTGTATCTGCTTGCATTAATGGCGACCATTCATTATTTATTATAACACCAATATCTTTTTTTTCTGATTTCGGGTTCTGTTTCCACATACCCAATGGTTCATAAATTTCTCTTAAAATTTTATTTATCTCCTCTCTTAAAAATAATTTTATTCTATTATTTCTTTGCCAACTTTTAGAAATTTCGTCATTTAATGACATTTTTAAAAGAGGATCGATTTTTAATGTTTTTAATCTTTCTTGTAATGTCATAATACCGAAATATAAGATATTTATAGTAAATAAACAAATTATGGCGGCGACTATTATAACACCGGAAGAAAAAGACAAATTATTTACCCAAGTTTTACACCTTTTAGGTATGCCAGTTAGAGGAGTAGAGTTAACTGAAGAACAAATGGATAGTTTTTTACAGCTGGCGATATCAGAATATGAGCAATATGTAAACGATTGGTTAATCGAATCACAATGGTCTGCATTGGCTAATTTGGACGTTGATAACAACTCATTAACAAGGGCATTTACAAATAGAAGTTTAGATTATGAAACTCAATACACTTACGCATATTCAAAGATAGTGGGGTTACAAGCAAACGGTCCATGGGAACTTAAAAAAGATTATTTTGATTTAGTACAAAATCAACAAACATATGTAATCCCCGCAGGACGTGAAATTAATGAATTATTATGGTTTACAAGGGCCACATTAACCGACTCTATTGTTGACCCATTTTTAGGTGGTTTTGGTGGTCTTGGGGGTGTTGCATTTGGTGGTGTCGGGGGTTTCGCACAAGTAGGTGCGTCAGGTTCTTATTTCTTATTACCCGCGTTTGACCTATTATTAAGAATGGGTGATAGGAATTTAAAAAATAGATTAATTGGTGGTGATTTAACATATAGAATAACTGCAGGTCCAAATGGAACTAAAATAGTACACTTACTTAATGTACCGGGTGGTAAATTTGATTTTGGATCAATAAATAAAAATACAAGAGTTTGGTATTGGTATTATGATGCCGGTGACA